TCCAACACTCATGATCTAACCACCTTTCTAGGGAATATGTCATTCTCCATAAGATGCTTGCACCATTCACCACGAGGGTGTTTTTGAGGCACTGTGAATAAATGTGGTTTCTTACGTTTCAACTCTTGTAATCTACGTTGTGCCATTCTCTCTTTATAACTAGCGATGTCGTTCTCTTTAGGTTTTAAACTATCCCATTCACTACGTCTTACTCCAATAGGTGCTTCTATTGCATCTTCAAACTTCCAACCAGAAGCTAATCTTTGTCTTAAGATATCGGGATTGATATCTGCTTCTTTCATTTTCTCTACTACATCTGGTGTAATAGAGAAGTATTTATTTTTAACTCTCATTTTTGTCGCTTCCATTTATTCCACCTCTATTAATTCAACTAGTTCAAAATCTTCGCTCATTAACTCTTTTTCAGGGTTCTTACTGATTAAATCTAAAATGCGTTCCTTTTCATCACTTGCAGTAATTTGATTATTTACCCAAACTGGGTACTTACATCTAACTTTCATTGTTGCTTCGACTGTGATTGTTTCTTCTCTGTTAGCCATTACTCATTACCTACCAATTCGCCATCTTTCCAAATTAAAGTCATCGTATTTCCGTCTTTTATCCAAAACTCTTTGCTAAATCCATCTTTTAGTTCGTTGATAGATTTTCCAACCCGTTTAACTCCACCATCATTTTCAAATATTTCGAACATTTCTGGTATCTTTGTTTCTTCCGTAATTTCTTCTTCAACTTCTACTGTGAAAGTTTCATCTACAACGATTGAATACTCTATCGACACTGTTTGCACCATGTCAAAATACACAGAACCTCTGTCAATATTGCTATAAAACGCTTTTTCTCAATCAATTCTGGTAATGTCATTTCAACTTTCTTTTTAATCTTTACCATCCTTCATCTTCTCCTTCTTACGTTTTTTGCGTACCTTGATTAGTTCTTCATACGTTATCCACTCTTGACCTGTGTATTTAGGCGCTTTACATATCCACGTGAGTGGTACTTCTCTGTTTTGATATCTAAATATCTTTGATTTTATTTTGGCTTCTGGAGTAGGCATACCTTTTACATCTATCACTTCGATTAGCTTGCCATCTTTCCATAAAGCAAAATCTGCTACATAGTTAATAGATCTGAAATTTTCAAATTTAGGTTGTAATTCGTACTTAGGTTGCAACTCTATATGGTCATATCCCTTACCTAAGTTACGTTCTAAATATTGGTAGAAGTCACATTCAATTTTGCTATCGAACACGACACCTTTATATTCAACTTTTTTAGAATTGTATTTACTCAAAGTTCCACCTCAAAATAATAATTCGTTAATTGTCATTTGCTGTTGCAGTTCTTCTTTTCTGAAAAGCTTATGTTTGCGTTTCAGTTTTTCTAGTTCATCTTTCGTTACTGTTCCTGAGAATGTGTTTCTAAAGTGTATGCCTGCATAGTTACCTAGTTTGAATGTATCTTCTCCTAACGGCGTTACACTGCACATCTTCCAACCGTCAATCTGATATAACGTGTATTGCTTTTTAAGTCCGTCGATAAGTCCCATCTGGTTGCCTCCACTTCGTTTCATTCATGATTAACTCTTTCACTTCTTCATAATCGTCAAAGGGTTTAATGGTTCTAGTATCAAGCAGTCTTTTAACTGCCCACCCAGACTCAATTAATATTTTGGCTATGGTCGGATCTTCTTTATAATCCTCTCGATACATAAAACCTAAAAGTTGCTGATACTCATAAACTTTCATCCATAAAACCTCTGCGTTTTCTTGTAGAAATCAAGGTGTGCCACCCCTGTTTCTCCGTCTTTATTTTTAGAAATAATGAATTCAATTTCCGACTTGCCTGTAATGTTGTCTTGTTGGTCTTGGTCGTAATAATCGTCACGGTATAAGAAGAAAATCATATTCGCGTCTTGCTCAATTCCTCCTGCTTCTCTTAAATCAGACATCATCGGATGCTTATCACTACGACTTTCTACACCTCTACTTAATTGAGATAGTGCGATAATGATACAACCTGTTTCTTTAGCTATAATTTTTAAATCACGAGAAATCTTTTCAACTTCTAACCGTCTATCACGTTGAGGTACATCTGATTGCATGAGTGTAAGATAATCAATAAATATAACGTGAGGTTTATCTGTTTTTTGAGATGCGACTTCTCTAACGTCTTGTGGTGTCATTTGTGCTTGGTCCTCAATCTTTAAAGAATTACATTTTTTAATTTGATCTATAGCAGACATTACCGATGAAACTTCATCATCATTTAATCCGTTACCTTGCTTAATTTTAGATAGTGGGATATTTGTTATTGTTGCAACTAATCGCTCAACGATATTGTTACCTCCAGTTTCTAAACTAAAGAACGTTGTAGGGTACCCACGCTGCGCGATATTCCACATCATCGTTAATGCAAGAGAAGTTTTACCTAACGAAGGTCTTGCACCTAATACATTCAACTGACCTGGTTCAAAACCAATGATTTTGTTATCTATAGAAGCAATACCAGTTTTAATAAATTGTTTTGGTTCATCAGATAGAATATTTTCTACAACTTCAGCTAGAAAACTATCAGTAGCGTCTGCTTTTTTTATTGTCATACCTTTTAATTTCTCTAATTCCTCTACCAAATAATTAAAATTTTCTTTATTCGGCATTGATTGATACTCTGTCAGCTTCTCACGAGCTTGTGACAAAACGTATTCTTGTAATAGATTCAATTGGTCGTCCATAAAAAACGCCTTGTCAGTGCCGTCTGAATTGTATAAACGACCTAATCGGTCAGTAGATATAAATTCATTATCGTCACGACTTTTAAAGTAGATTTGATTTACATCGACTTTGCCTTGCTCTAACACATACTCAATGAACACTCTTAATTTCTCATCAGTAAACATTTCAGGCTTTAACCTGAATTTACTTAGTAACTCTGGGTTACGCATGAGGTTAGATATAATAGATTCTTCGGTACTCAACACATCAATACTCATCATCTAACCCCCAATCCTCTTTCATCTTTTGCCATTGTTTTCTTAATTGTTGCCTTCTCTCTCTAAACTCTTTATCGTGCTGCATTCTGTATTTATCAGTCTGTTCTTCTGGTATCACTGTACTTTCCATTTCTGGTGGTTTACGATCAATGATTTGTGCAATCGTAGGTTTATAACGACTTTCTCTAATATATTTTTTAGTTTTGTGTAGTGTTCTGTCGAAATCCCCATATTGTGTGAGTTGTTCTACCCAAAGGTTGTACTTAATTTTATTGAATTTCATATCGTAGACATTATTTATTAACTCTAATATTTCAATTGCTTCTAGTTCAGTCATTGACATAATGTCTAACCTCCTAATAGTTCCTGTTTCTTCTTAGCTAGGTAATCATCTTCTTTATTGTTTCTAGGTTTAACTTTAGATATTGCTTTCTCTTTAGTATCGACACCGTCTTTACTCCAGTTTTCTAATACTTTGATAAGGTAGTTAACACCTTTGCTATTTTCTTTGCAGTAATCAGTAGCTACAGTAACGATTTCTAGTTTGTTATCTTTAAAATCCTTTATAGCTTCTTCTAGTTGTTGTGCTTTTAATGGACTTTGTATGATTTCTAAGTTATTACTAATATATTGGAATGATTTTGATGTCTCGTCTGTCACATTATTAGTGTTTTTATTATTAGTTAAATCATTATTAGTACTATTATTATTAGTAGTGTGCGATTCTCCTACGTAGGTTTTTCCTATATAGGTTTTTCCTACGTTGGAAAATCGAATGTGGTTAGGTTTTTCATAGACCGCATATTCATATTCTTTCAACCTACCTTTATCATCACGTTTTCTAGTTCGTTGAATATAACCAACTTTCTCTAATTCTTTTATGCCGGTTTTAAGACCACTAAGTCCGTCAGTTGAATGTCTAACTAATTCTGATTCGTATATTTGCCAGTCATCAGGTCGGCTTAATAAGTAAAGCAAGATTCCTTTAGCTTTCCAGCTTAGGTTATCGTCATGAATAAAATTTTTGTGTACAGTTACGAAGTTCCCAGTTTCTTTGTAAACTCTAAAAACTGCCATTATTTAACTCCTTTCAGTAACTCTGTTACAGTAATATTCATGTCATCAGCTATTAATTTGAGTCGTTTTTTGTTTGGTTTTTGTATGTTGTTCTCCCAATTAGAAACCACACCACTTTTAGCGTTAAAGCGTTGACCAAATTCTTCCATTGTTTCCCCTAGATTCAAGCGATGTTCTTTAATTCTTTGTCCTAAAGTCATTTCTATCACTCCCCGTACAATAGCCATTCAGGTGTTGTTTTGAATATGAATGCTATCAATTTTATTTTTTCAAGATTAGGAATTCTTTTGCCTTCTTCCCATTGTTTTATAGAGAAAGGAGATACATACAAGATTGAAGCGAATTCGTTTATATCAAAATTTCTTTGTAATCTTATTTGTTTGATTCTATTAGCAATTTCTTTCTTATTTTCTTTAGTTATTACTCTTGAATTCATTTTTAGCTCCCTTCAACATTTTGTTTAAGCGCTCATCTACTGAAAGCCACGAATTTTCAAGGTGATGTAATTTATCAAAGGTTTCTACACCCATATCATGCTGCGATTGATGATGTTCTCTACATAGACACAGCACTTCAAAACCGTAATGATCCATTTTCTTACGATTAGCACCTCTGCCAATCGCTTTATGATGTGCCAGTTCTCCATGTTTACCGCATATTACACAGTTACGATTGACTGTCGACCAGTAAAGAAACGCTTTATCATTTTTAAGTAAGTCACTTGTTTTATAGTTGAGTGGGATATTGTTATGAAACACCCAGTCGATGATGACTTCTATAATTTGACTTGCTTGTTCTCTAGTACAATCACTTAACGAGAGGCGTTTTTCATAGCCGTAGAGGACTTCTACGTAATCCATGAACAAATACCTCATATAATCACGGGGTTGTCCTGTGTATGCTTCTATGTCGTTACAGAGAGCAAATACTTTTCTACGCTGCTTATCTGTAATCTTGAATGGATCTACAACTCTT